AGCAAACAGGCACCTGATGGCTGGGTTGATGGCATAGCCAAGGACATTCAGACTTGGGTTGATTCAGAAGCGGACCGCATTGGTCGTCAATCATGAGCCTCAACACAATCCGCGCTGAAATTGAGGGTCGTATTGCAACTGAGTTTGCGGCGGCTCCCGTCCTGCAGGTTTCCTATCAGAACGTTCCATTTGCTCCGCCAAATAATGCCAGCTGGCTTCAGACCAGCATCATCTGGGGTGACTCGGCCTACATGACCATCTTGACCACATCAAGCCGTGGAACTGGCGCTGGCTTTGATCGCCGCAATGGCACTCTTGTCTTCAACATCTTTAGTCCTCGTGGTGAAGGCCCTGGCGCAGGATTGACCATTGCTCAGCGATGCATCAACCTGTTTTCACGTTTGCAGCTGGAAAATATAAAATTTGACCCTGGAAATGGTCCGCGCACCATTGAACCCTCGTCACCGGAAGGGTTTTCACAGACGCAAGTCACCATAACTTTTGAGGCATACGAGCAAAGCTAGAATTTCTTCAGCCACTACCGTTCACAACAATGGCTGTCACTGTTTTGTCCGGTACGTCCGGCGCCCTTTACTACAAACCCGCTGGCACCACCGGATCCTTCGGTGAGTCTGGCGTCAATGTTGGTAGCGATGAGATCACTGTTGAGCCTTATCTCAACTTCAAGGTTGGCGATCCCGTCAAGTTCAGCGTGATCAACAGCCAAACCGGCGGTTCCGGCACTGGCACTCTGCCCGCTGGTATCTCGGCTGGCACTACCTATTACGTCATTGCCTACGCTGCTGCGACTGGCGTGATGCAGGTTTCTGCCTCTGCTGGTGGTGCAACCATCACCATCACTGACGACGGCACCGCAGCTGCTCCTAACGAGTTCCAAGTTGCCTACGCCGATTACGCCGCTGTCGGGAGCGTGCAATCCTGGAGCTTTGAGATCAGCAGAAGTGAGATCGAGGTTACAACCATCGGTCAAACCGCTGGTCAATACGCACCTTTCCGCGCTTACATCCCCGGTTTCGCTGATGGCTCCGGTTCTGCCACGGTGTATGTAACCAACGAAGATTCCGCCCTGTCCAACCGCATGGTGGAAGACGTGCTGCAGCGTCAGCAAGTTGGTTGCGCCTTCAAGCTCTACACCGACAAGCAGAGCAGCGAAGCCCTGAGCCGCTCCATCGCCATGGATGCCGTTCTGCTGACTGCCAGCCTGAACATCAACCCTGACGACGCCCAACAGGTTGAAATCACCTTCCGCCCCGCTGGCGTCCCCACCTTCGACTTCAGTACCTCTGCCTGATAGCGTCCCTTTGGGTTACTCCTCACACCCCCGAGTTGCATCGGGGGCTTTTTTATGCCTAAAGTATCAACAAACAACCGATTTTTATGCCTGCGCCTGCTTCGTCGGCTCTTGCCCGCCTGAAAAAAGCTGCAAATCTGACCCCAATCAAGCGGGTCGTGACGTTGACCGATGGATCAGAGTTTGAGTTTTACTCGGCAGCGTTGACCATGGCCGAGCGTGAGCGCGCACAAAAAATGCCAGGCGGAGACGACACCAATGGCTTTGCGCTCAACCTTTTGATTACTAAAGCTGTTGATGACACCGGTAAGCGTTTGTTTCAGGCTGGCGAGATTGCTGAACTCAAAAACGACGTGTTGGATGCCGACTTGCAGGCGCTCATGCTGGCAATCATTACTAATCCCGAGGAGGAAGAGGCCGACATGAAAAGCACTAAAGGCTGATCTTAAAAAAGACAAGCTATTGCTGCTGCAGCTTGGCGTTGCTAAAGAACTGGGTTACAGCCTTGCCCGGTTAAACCGTGAGGTGACGCTAGAAGAGCTGATGTTGTGGAGTACATATTTTGATCTACTGAATGAAGAGCAGGAGCGTCAACTAAAACGGCGCCGGTAGACTGCTCCTAGTACAAGGGCAGTGCTGTGGGTGTCGTCGCCAATGTCGCCGTCAACGTTGATGCACGTAATGCAATCCAACGGCTGCGTGACGTACAAGGGCAGGCCGAAAAAACTGAGCGTTCGTTTGGTGGCCTAATAGGCGCCGCCACAAAGCTCGCTGCGGCCTTTACTGCCATACAGGCGGTCAAATTTGTTTTTGTTCAGGCGGCGGAAATTCAGACTCAAACCCGCAGCCTTGAAGTTCTTGTTGGCAGCGCCGAGAAAGCTCGTGTAATCATTAAACAGCTGCAAGACATTGGCGAAGTCACGCCGTTTACTAGCACCGAGCTAATTGATTCGGCCAAGCGATTACAAGCCTTTGGAGTTGAAACTGAAAAAGTTGTTGACACCACTAGGCGTCTTGCTGATGTTTCTGGTGCAACAGGCGCTGAGCTTCAGGGTCTTGTTACCGCTTACGGTCAGGTTCAAGCGAAAGGTCGCTTGCAGGGTGAAGAACTTCTGCAGTTCCAAGAACGCGGAGTTGCGCTGCAAAAAGTTCTCAAGGATGAATACAAACTTAGCGGAGATGAATTTCAAAAGGCATTAAGTAAAGGCCAGATCAGCGCCGAGGCCGTTGAATATGCACTTAAAAAACTTACTGATGCTGGCGGTAAATACGCAAATGGTGCCATTGCTCAAAGCGATACGTTAAATGGCAAATTAAGCACGCTTCAGGACTCATTTCAGCGGCTGGCTCAGAACATTGGCAAGTTTTTTGAACCTGTATTCAAGTTCTTGATTGAAGGCATCACGCGGTTTATTAACCGACTAAACGATGCAACTGTAATGCAAGATGAGATTGCGGCAAGAAACCAAGCTGTTGAGGAGGCAAGAACAAAATTTGGCAGATTTAATGTTTTTGCTCCTGGCAGGGGGCAGTTTATTTCTGAACGTGAAAAAGCAATCTTTGAGCAACTGAGATCTGGTCGATCAACTGCGGCGCCAAAAGCTCCGACCATTACTGGCGGCGCCCCTCCGCCATTGCTTAGTCCCACGGGTGGTCAAGGTACTGACAAGGCTGCAAAGGAAGCCAAAAAGCTTGCCGATGAATTGGCGCGTTCACTAAAAACCGGTGATCAGCTTTTTACGCAGTTTTCACGTCAAGCTGTTTTACTTGGTCAAAGTTCGGAAATCGAGCGCAAACGTCTTCAAATTCAATATGACTATCAAGACCGCGCCGAACAAATCGCAGAACTAAAAAACCTTGAGCAGCAAGTAAATCTCAATCAGGTCAACAATGAAATACGAAGGCTTGAAATAATTCAACTGCAAACAGAGGAAATTGAAGAGCAAGTTAAAAAAGCCAAGGAGTTGACTGATGAAATTATTAAGGGCATGGACTTTGGCGTGGCCGGTCAGGACACCATTGCTGGCGGTATTGGCAAGGAGATTGAAAGGCTTAAGGAAGAGCTAAACCCAATCAATCTGGCAGTTAAAACAATTGTTTCTGGCGCCACCGCGATTGGCGATGCATTTAGCACTGCATTTGGTGAAGTAATTACTGGGTCTAAGTCGGTTCAGGAAGCTCTTGGTGATGCTTTCAAAAAGATTGGCGAAGCGTTCATCAGTATGGCGCTTGAAATCATTGCTAAGCAAATGACATTGATCATTCTGCAAACGATTTTTAATGCACTCAGCAGTGGCTTCCAAAAGGATCTTTCAGGCGTAAATAAAGCCTTGACTGGCGAAGGCGCCTTATCAAAAGGCAAGCTATTCCCAACTGGAATTTTTGCTGAAGGTGGCTACGTCACTGGCCCGACCAATGCATTGATTGGTGAAGGCGGCGAACCCGAATTTGTTATTCCAGAAAGCAAAATGCGTGGGGCCATGAACCGCTACGCAGCTGGCGCCCGTGGTCCCAGCGTTATCCCCGGAAATGGCGAACAAGTACCAGCTGGCACTGGCGGCGGTACTGCAGTTGCTGCACCAATCGACGTGCGCTACACAGTGGAGCGTATCAACAGCGTGGATTACGTCACCGCCGATCAATTCCAGCAAGGTATGCAGCGAGCTGCTCAACAAGGTGCGGCCCAAGGCGAACAGCGCACCC